CAGGCAATCGTGGTTGCAGAAACCAACTAATTAAGACCCCCGAGAGGGGCCTTCGGGCCCCTCTCACCTTTTAACAGACACTAACATTGGAGAATACTCATGGCAACATCAAAAGCAAAGCCCACTGACACTACAGGTCGTCAGCGCGAAGCGCTTCAGCAGGAATACGCTGAGCAGCAGGCAGAAGCCGCCCAGACTATGGCGATGGCAACTGCTGAAAAACAGATCGCTCTGGAAACAGAAGTTATCGATGCTACTGTACCTAACCGAGCTACCATTATTGTAGACGAGCCTACTATCGTTTCAGATGAAGGCAAGGTTGTAACCATCCGCGTAGTTGAAGACATTGAAAGCATGACTTTCGGTGCAGGAAATTTCTTCTCGTTTAAAGCTGGTCAAAAGTATCAAGTAACGCAGGATCTAGCATCTCACCTTCAGGAAAAAGGATACCTAGCAGGTACCTTCTAAAGAAGAGTCAGTGGCAGCGGGCTATATGCCCGCTGTTTCTGTTTTAGGCAGATTTTTTAGCCGTAATAAGGCATTATTTATAAGAGAATACCTGAGGAGTTTTCGTGGCCGCACTTGCTGATCTTCTTTCAAGGGTCCGCTTAGAACTTGGAGATAACGCCAAACAGTTCGCTATTGAAATAACTGGCGATGGGGTTACTAAAGACTTTTACATGACGGTAAAACCCGTTGATGCTACATACTTAACAGTTAAAATTAATGGAGTTGCTAAGGCAAACCCTACAGATTTCACTGTAGAAGAGAACTTGGGCATGATTCATTTTGTCAGTGCTCCAGCAGAAAATGCTTTAATTTCTATATCTGGTACTCACTACCGTTATTTTACAACCAATGAGCTAAGTACATTTGTGAACACGGCCGTCACACAACACACAGACAACCGTACAGACTCGTACGGCAGCGAAATTACCATTGCTAGTATTCCAGTAGTAGAAGAATACCCAGTAGCTCTACTGGCCGTTATAGAGGCTTTATGGGCCCTTGCTACAGACGCGGCTTTTGATATTAATATTCAAGCTCCTGATGGCGTATCAATTCCAAGAAGCCAGCGTTTTGCTCAGCTTTCTAACATTATCCAAGCCCGTAAAGAACAGTACAGGGAGCTTTGTTCGGCCCTCAATGTTGGCTTATGGCGTATTGAAATGGGTATTCTACGTCGAGTTTCTCGCACTACTAACCGTCTTGTACCTGTTTATATGTCTCAAGAGATCGACGATAGTACTCAGGCTGAGCGCGTCTACATAGAAAATAACCTTAAAGGCCGTACTCCACTCCCAAGCAACACTGGCGTATACGACATTATTCTTACGCAGGGTGATACATGGACTCGTGTATTTGACTTCCCATACGACTTGACTGCTATTACGGTCAGTGCTCAAGCTAGGACATACCCAGGATCTCCTACCTTAGCCGCAACATTTACTGTTACTCCAGTAGATTTGGCTAATGGTAAAGTGCGCCTATCGCTCACATCAGACCAAACGGAAGATCTTCCACTTAAGTGTTTCTGGGATATTCAACTTAAGAATGCAGATAACACGTGGAACCATACGCTTGTTCGTGGTTTAGTATTTGCTAACCGACAAGTAACAGAAGCAGCAACTGTATCTACGGCCGTGCTAACAGCCCCAGTATTCACTGCTTCTACTCCTCCAGCGGGCATTCATAATGTGGCATATTCATATCAGTTCTTAGCAACAGGTCCTGATCCAGTATTTTATTTGCAGACAGGTTCATTGCCTACGGGTCTAAGTCTTGGAAGTACTGGTTTATTAAGCGGGACGCCGACAACTGCAGGGACTTACACTTTCACTGTGCGAGTATACGACTCAGGCATGGGGTACAGCACCGCTCAAAGCACTCTTCCACTAAGTTCTCTTTACACTGATTTGGCTGTATCTGTGGTGATTAGCTAATGTCTCATTTTATTACGGAGGTTAAATAATGGCTGATGACGTAACAGTAATTGTTACTGGAACTGATATTGGTCCGCAAGGTCCAATTGGTACTACTCCAGCAATTACAGTAACGGCTACAACAGTTGCTCCAGGAGCCACTGCTACTGCCACAATTACAGGTAGTGCTATCTCCCCACTTATTACTTTTGGTATTCCTAAAGGTGATACGGGTGCTATGGCTGGTCTTGCATCTGTTGCTGACCCATTATCATATGACACTCTTAACCAACAAATTGGTTTGATTCAGAGCCATATTGCTATTACCGCTACTCAAGTTGCGGGAACTGCGCTTACTCAAACCGCTGTATTTGGTGGAGATATCACGGGTACTATTGGCGCTACTGTACTTGGTCCATCTGGTGTTACCGCTGGTACTTACCCTAAAGTTGCTGTGGATAGTAAAGGTCGTGTAACTGCTGGTGGTTCATTAACATCTACCGATATACCAACTATTCTTCCTGCACAGGTTTCTGGTACCGCCGCTATCCTTACATCGGGTGTTACTCAGACGTTCTCAGCAGGTATTTCTTCCCCTTCTATTACGTCATCTACGGTTACGGCTACTACAGCAAATATTAGTGGAACGGCTACAGTAAGTACTCTTAACGCTACCTCAGTAAACGCTACTGTATTTAGAGTTGGTGGTATTAATAATACTAGCGCTAATACACCATCATCTCTAGTATCTCGTGATACATCAGGTAATGCGGCTTTTGCCGCTCTTACAGCAACCTCATTCTTAGGTACTAATGTTGGTACTGCTGGAGCCCCTATTACTACGGCTTACGCAACTACTGTAAACGCAACTACTGTAAACGCTACATCAATTGCTGCTACTAGCATTTCTGCTACTAGTATGACGGTTACGGCTACTGCAACTGCTCCTACTGATGTTACTAACAAATCTTATGTAGACGCGGCTGTTCAAGGTCTAAACGTTCACGATGCTGTAACCGTAGTTTCTACGACTCCTATTACGGGTACATATACTAATGGGTCAACGGACTCTAATGGTGGTACGGGTATTGGAGCCACATTTGTCTTTACTACACAACAGATTGATGGATACACACTAGCCGCAGAAGACCGAGTTCTTCTTAAAAACCAGGGTGATATTACTGCTGCTAATGCTATTCAAAACGGTGTTTACCGTGTATCTGCTACTGGAGCAACTACAACCTTGACCCGTGCCACTGACTCTAATAATAGTTTGCCTGGTCAAGTAATGCCTGGAGACTTTGTATTCGTTTCGGCGGGCTCGCAGTATGCTAAATCTGGTTGGGTTCAGACTAATAATGGAACTGGCACTACTCCTGCAAAATCTATTAAACTTGGCACTGACCAGCTTTCTTTCACTCAGTTCTCTGGTGCTGGAACCTATACTGCTTCTAATGGCATTTCAATTGTCAGCGGAAATATTATTACTGGTAGCACGGCATCTACTACATCTGTGGGTGTTGCATCGTTTAACAACAGCAACTTCACAGTTTCTTCTGGAGCGGTATCTGGTAAGGCAATTACGCTAACTGCTGGTTCGGGTATTTCTGTAAGTACCACTAGTGTAAATCTTGGGGACCCAGTAACTATTACTAATGCTGGTGTTACCAGTGTTAATACAAATAACACTGCTCAAGTCATAGTATCTACATCTGTTGGCGGTGTTGTACTATCTACCCCACAGAATATTGCTACTAACTCCACTCCTACATTTAGTGGCATTACAATTTCTAATACAGCTACTGCTACAAACCTTGTAGTATCTGGAAATATTAACGGTACATCTATCCCAACAAATAAGACCCTTGTTGCAACAACAGATATTGGAGTCTCTGTACAGGCATACAGCGCTGGCTTAGCGGCCATCTCAGCATCATCTGCTAATGCTACTACTGGTATACTTAAGAAGACGGCTGCTGATACCTGGATTGTTAGTACAGACTACCACGAAGTATATGTTGCCGCATCAACCCCAGATACCACTGGTTACACTTCTCAGGATACTGGAAGGTTGTTAATTAACACATCTGCTGGTGTTACTACAACATTTAAAATTGACGGAGGAACAGCGTAATGGCTAAACTTTCTTACTACGATAACTCTACAAATACTTGGATTGATATTCCTGGTGTCCAGGGTGGTACAGGTAACTTTGTAGGCGATGCTTCTACTATTACTACTGGTGCCGTTCCCGTTACTGTTGGTGGCACAGGTCTTCAGGTAGGCGCTGCAAACCCGCCACTTTGGTATAGTCCAACTACAGCGCCTCATACCGCAACTCCTTTGACTACACAGGTGGGTGTTTCAGCGTTTAACTTAACAAATGGGGCTGCTTTATCTGCTGCTACTACTTACAAAGTAGATGGTCTTATTACGGGTCAGATAACTGGAACTAATACCAAATTCCTTCAATTTGATTTAAATGCTCCGTCAGATGTAACTAGTTTTGCTATGACAGATTACTCTATTCGAACAAACAGCCTTGCCTCAACTAACCAAGGGCAGTTAATCTATGGAGGTTTTGTAGCAAACGGCACTATGACTGATGTGGATACCTCAGCGGGCTCTACTTCTGTTTACTTTAAACTATTCTTTTCAGGTACTTTTAGGACTGTTAACGCGGGAAATATTAACCCTAAGATTGGTGCACGTTTTACTACTGGAACTACAAACTTAGTGGTAGATGCTGGAAGTTATTTATCTATTACTAAACTTGGTGCTTCAACAGATGTTAAGAATGCTACGGTTGTAGGTACCTGGAGTTAGAGATGCCTAGAGATTCACAGATACAAATACGCAGGGATACTACCGCTAACTGGACGGCTGCTAACCCTGTACTTGCTGTGGGCGAATTTGGTTTTGATATCTACACTAAAGAACTTAAAATAGGCGATAATATTACGGCTTGGAATAGTTTACCTGCTGTTACGGCGTCTACATTAAATACATCTTTATCTTCAACTCTGGGTGGTACAACTAGGGCAGATGGCTCTGCCCCAGCGTTTTCTATTTATTCTCACCAGTCTGATTACAACTTAACTGGTAGCGCGGGAACTGTGGGAACAATGTCTACGGTCTCGACTACGGGTTCTGGTGGTGGAACTGGTCAGACTACATTTACAGTAACTTCAGCAACAGGTGTAAACGTAGGTATGAGTGCTGCTGGTACTAACATACCTAGCACTCTTCCGCTTC